CGTCAGAGTCATATCCAGGCCGTCGAGGGCGTACACGGCGCCATAGTCGGCGAACAGGTCCCGAAGGAAACGGTTAATTTCCGGGATGGCGCCGCGCGTCGTCAGCTGGAAATAACGCAGTCGCAGGACGAGGCGCGCCTGGTCGGTCGACAGGTTAACCACGTTCGGGCCGAGCGGGACGAAGTTCCCGTTCGTGTAGTTCTTGCGGAACCCGCCGTGTCCCCAGGCGATGTTCGTCGACGGGTAGCCTTCCACGATAGCGAAAAGGGGCTGGTCGAGGATGATAGACCAGACCGCCAGGCCGAAGTCGTTCGCGGTCCGCAGGTCGAACACGTCGCGGACCCAGTTCGCCCAGAACTCGCGCTGGTTCGTTTCGTACCAGGCGGCTTTGCGCGACAAAATCCCTTGCAGCTTCTCGGCGTCGTTGTACTGCCAGAGAAGGGCGCGCAGGAGGTCGACGCTAAAGTCGAGGTTCTGGACCGTGGTCGTCATACGAGGATAACCGTAATCCCGGCCGACGCGATGCGCGCGACCTCGTCGAGTGCGATAACGATTTCGTTCGACCAGGTCGCGCCGGAATCGTCGGAAAGTTCCAGGTTCTTTACGAACAGGCCGGGCGCGGCGCGGCCGATGGCGCCGCCAAGCTCGAACGAGGTCACGCTGGCGCCCACGACGAAGCCGGGTTCGCCTTCCTGTTCGCCGGCGGCGTACGCGAGAATCGCGGCCTTTACGGCGGTCGTCGGGTCGGTCAGGCCGGCGACGTTCTTCACGGTCACGCGGGCGACCAGGTCGACCTCGGCGGGCCGCTGGAACTTGACCGGGTACGTTTGGCCGCTGGCCGCTTCCGTGACGTTGACCGTCGTCGTTCCGGTCCAGCCGCAGCCGCCCGACTTCTTTTCGAGAAGGGCCGCCGCGATATCGTCGTCGCTGCCGCCGTCGACGCAGACGAACACGCTATGGGCGTCGATAAGAACCCCGTCGATGGTCGCGGCGGCGTTCGTGACGTTCTCGCGATAGGTCAGCGACCGGACGCCCTCGACGTTGTAGACGGCCGAGGTAATCGCGACGGCGAGGGCCTGCCCCTGGAAGCCGAGGGTCCGGCGACGCTTCACGCGCGCGCCGGCGTCGCTTTGCAGGTAGCGGCCAAGCGTGGCGGCCGTGGGGTTCGTGACCGTTTCCCAGCCCAGGACGCCGTCGACGATTTGCGTCAGGGAACCCGGGGCGGCGGCGATGGGGCCGAACTCGACGGCGCGGAAGTCGCCCGAGCCGGCGCCCAGGGCGTCCAGGACCACGGACGACAGAAGCTCGAAGACGTCGCCGTTCCCGGTCTTTGCGCGGGTCCCGGCGGGGATGACGACATTCGGGATTCCGCCCAGCGTTACGCCCGGGATGACGGACCGGGTCGCCGCGTCGCGCTCGACCCCGGTCAGGGCCAGGAGCGCGTCGAGGAACACGCCGCCGGCGAGGTTCGGGTTAATCTGGTTCGCGACCTGGGCGTTATTCTTCGCCACGGCGTCGCGGCTGGCAGCCTCGGCCGTAATCAGGACGCCCTGCGGGGTAGACGGGTCGACGATAAGGTCGGACCCGAAGACTTCGCGAAACTCGTTTTCGACCTGGGTCAGAATGTCGCCGGTATCAGGGACGACGGTCCCGGTCTCGGTCACGAACAGGTAATCAGCCATTTACCAGGGCCTCGCCGTAGATGGTCAGGATTCGGGCCGAGTACCGGAGAACGTCGCCCTCGGTCGAGACCTCGAACGACTCGACCCGGACGACGCCGGGGGTCTGCGCGATGGCGCGGCGCGTGTACGCTTCGAACTGCGCCAGGTTCCGCGCGCCGCCCAGGGCCACGTCGAAAAACGGTACGCCCTGGTCGGCCGCGAACAACATTTCGCCCAGGAGCGCGGACGCGTTGCTTTGCGCGGCGGCGCCCACGGCCTCGGCGCCGGCCAGGGTCGCCAGGGACCCGTCGCGGCCGATATAGATATCGCGCTGTTCGTTCGTGGCGAGCGACAAGGTCATACCGGCCCCCCAGTGTTCCCGGCCCCAGTTGTTACGCCGGAATGTATATGGGTCGAGAGGCTAACGCCAGCCCCGACGACGTCGCCGGTCGCGGTCACGTCGCCCGGAACTGCCAGGTCGCCGCCGGTCGAGCCCGTCGCCAGGCCGGCCGCCCAGCTGATGAAGGTCGCCACGGCCAGCCCCATTTCGCCGGTCATTTCCCCGGCCACGTTCAGGCCGCCGTCGACCTGGACGTCGCCCGTAAAGGTCGCCAGGGGCGCGTCGACGACGACTTCGGTCGGGTGCTTTATCTTGACCCGGTCCGCCGACAGCGAGACCCGGGCGGACCCGTCCAGGCTTTGCAGAACGACCGCCTCGTCGTCCTCGGCGTCGATGGTGTATCCCCGCATCGCGTCCGGGATGAACACGGCGTCGCTAAACGAATGCAGGCGCAGGGTATTCGGCGCGGCCTCTTTGTAGGCTTGCAGGAACAGCGAGATATCGCGGTCGTTCGCCTTAATCCAGCCCAGGTCGCCCGGCTTGACCGGGAACGACAGGACGTAGCCGCCGCCGCCCAGGACGAGGACCGGGACGCTCGCGACCGGCGCGCGGGCGACGACCTGGTCGTTCGTGGTCAGCATCATAACGAGCGGCTGGACCTGGGCGCGATTGGCGGCGCGGTCGTAGGTCAGGACCCGGGCGGGAAGGCAGTCGTCGACGCTTTGGAGAAACTTCCCGAGGACCTGGCGAATCATCCCGGCCAGGTCGCCGAGGTCCGCCGGGTCGCGTGACGGGGGCGCGTTCGTGGTCATACTCTTTTCGCCTCGGCGACATAGTAGAACGGGACGTCACGACTCGCGATATCGAACCCGAGCTTATAAACTTCGTACGTCCCCGAAAGGCTGGGGTTTGTGCGGCTTTCAAGAATCAGCGAGCCGCCGAGCGTCGAGGTATTGTCGAGAAGGTACCGGACCTTAACGCCCTGTTCGGTCAGTTCGGGCTGCCCTATTAAGCCCGTGTCGAGGTTCAGGACGCGAGCGCGGCCGGCGAGCGGCTGCGACTGATTCTTCACGACCAGAACGCCGTCGTCGACGAAAGCGTTCACGCTGCCGGCTTCGCTAAGGCGGTCGGCCATTTTGAGCGCGGCTCCCGAGAACGAAAAGTTCGCGATTTGTTTGTCGCGCGCCTGGAAGTCGAGGGCCAGGCCGAGGTCGGCGGCGATGCCCTGGGCGATGCTTCGCAGGCTCGTCTGCGGGCCGTAGGAGCGCGCCAGGACGTTACCCTTCGCCGTGTCCCCGGTCAGGGCTTTAAGCGTCAGGATAAGGTCGGGGGGCTGCGAGACCGTGGCGTTCGTAATGTCGCCTTCGAAAATGCGGAAGGTCCCGTACGACCGCCGGCCGACTTCGACGAACAGCTTTTTCGGCGTCCGGTTCTTATTGAACGGCGAGGTTTCCGAAAGGATGAAGTCGCGCGTCGGCTTGTCGAGGTTCGCGATTTTAACTTCGGCCTCGTTCTGTTTCGGGTTCGCGTACTTCGTCCCCGACGCCCATATCGCCGACCCCTCGTAAATTTTGACCTGGCCGCGAATTTCGATACCGACGCGGACGATACGCGGGTCGATGACGTCAGCCATTGCGGCGCGCCTCGACGAGTTCGTCGGCCGACAGCCAGTAAAGGAACTGGGTCGACTGGAAAAGGGTCCAGTCGGGAAGCTCGTCGTTCTCGGTCAGAAGGACGAAGTTCCCCGACTCCTGCCAGCGGTACGGAATGACGGGTTCGCCCGCGACAAGGCGCTGGCCGGTCACGACGACCACGTCGTCGCGCGCCAGGTTCGCGACCATGACGCCGTCGGCGTCTTTCAGGGCGAGTTCGTACCGGCGACCGTCTAGCGTCACGCTGAACGATTGGTTCGGGATGGCGGCGAGCGTAATCTGGCGCATTAGTTGAACAGCCTATAAAGAAGCGACTTTTTCTGTTCCGGCGCGGCCGTGGTCTGTTGCTGGCCGCGATTGACCGTCGACGTCGCGCTTTTCTTCGCGACCTTTTTAGCCGGAAGGCGCGCGTACTGGGCTTCGACCAGGCGGACCTCTTTCAGCTTCACGGACACGGCGAGCGCGTCGAAAAGCTCGGCGTCCTCGTCGTGGGGAACGTCCGTTATCAGCATATTGAAATAGGTCCCGGCCTTCGTCTGGACCGTCAACAGCTGGCGCAAGGCTTTAAGCTGGCGAATCTGTTGCATTACGCCGCGATAGTCCGCGCTCGCGAGAATCAGCGACAGTTCGATTTCGACCGGCAGGTCGATAACGAAGTCGGTAATCGTCGCGCCGGTCTCGACGGGGTGTTCCATCGCCTTCGACGATTCGGAAACTTTCAGCTTCAACGGACGAGCGTCGGCGAATACCTGGTTAAACGCGCCGTCGAACACGGCGACGACGTCGGTCGCAGCCGACGGGGCCGTGACCGCGTTCGCGGCGTTCGACGCTGCGCCGATGGCGCCTTGAATCAGAACGACCGGGTCGACTGGGAGAACCATGTTTTACCCCTTCACGCCGTCGTCGAAAGTGTTTACGGCCTGTTTCATTTGCGAACCCAGACTGTCGCCGATGCCCTTCGCGATGCCGTCGGCGTCGGTCGCCTGGGTATTAACTTCGACCTTCGCAATCTGGACCGAGTTCGACGTATTCTTCGCGCCGGCGTTTGCGATAGTCGCCGACGTGGCCGCGCCGATGGGCGTCGCGCCCGCAGCGGCGAGCGCGCCCTGGCCGACGGAAACCGCCGCGTTCATGGCCGCGTCGATTTTGCCGCCGACGAAGCCCTTAAACTTCTGCCAGGCGTCGCCCGCGAACTGGACGAGGTCGATAACGCCACGGATAACGCTTTGAATCCATTCGAACGCGGCGCCGATTGCGTCAATCGCCGCGATGAACGTCGGCGACTCGGTCACGAACTTAACGAACGAGCCCAGGAGCGAATCGTTCCCTTGCATGAAATTTACGATATCGTCGTAAACCGCCGCCAGGGCCACGCCGAACGCAGCGACGGCCGCGATAATGGCGATAATGGGCCACGTCGCCGCAAGCGTGGCAGCGGCGGCGGACAGCATCGACGGAACGTAAAGCGCGGCGACCACGCCGCCGACTGCGATAAAAAAGCCGGTAACAAAATCCTTGTTTTTGCGGACCCAATTAACCCCCGATTCCAGCCCTCGAAGGAAAGAAGTCAGCCCCGGCAGAACTGCCGACCCTATAGCGACGTACAGCGAGCGGAACGCGCGCGCCGTGTAATCTATCTGGTCGTTAAACTTTGCGGCGGTCTCGGCTTGCTGGGCCGTTACGACGCCCTGTTCTTTCTGGCGGCGAATCTGGTCTTCGACCGCGCGCCGCCCTTGCTGCAAAAGCATGATGGTGCCGGCGTCGAGGCCGAGCTTCTTCCCCATCCCGAG